AATGTGATGAAGTTATATTCATGAAATTAAAAAATGGAAAGAAATTAATAAACCTTACAAATCCGTTTAACTGAGTGGCTATCGATAGGGTGCGTGCTGATCATAGGGATATTGATGTATCCATAAATTACATACCCATTTCTCACCAGATATAACAGACTTACCTCCGTGTAAAGCTTTTTGCGTCTGAAACCCCCAATCGTTTAGGGTATTAAAAAGTAAAACATCACCTTTATTCAATTTATACTCCTTTTGCAACGTTGGAAATACTGTTTCACCTCCTTCGTAGTCGTCATTTAAAGCTATAATACATGTATTCACACGGGGATTTGGTTCTTCGCGACGATCAAACACGTCTTGATGAGGATTATAGAAACCACCTGGTTGGTACTTTAATACCTGTAAATATTCCGCATTAGCAAATTGTCGATCTGTTGTGGATACACATTTATCCATAACACGTCTCACAGTATCTGAAGTATCTGGTGTAAGCCACGCAGTTTCACTTTTCCGTTCAGATGTATCTACTGAACCCCCCTCTGACGTCGTGCCGACTAACGATGGTTTTAGGTTGGGTGTTGCAAGTTCAATAATATGATCGCATACTTTATGACTAAATACATTCCGTATAACACGGGGGTGTTGGTATCTGGGTCTAAGTAGTATAATCAATAAAATTATCGATACAAAAATGAATACTATCATATATCTATTTCTAAGATTATATTATGCGGGACACGACATCTATACCTATATCTTATTTTTTCAATAACATCGTTTGTATATGCTGTCAACTCTTGAACTTCTCGAATTATTTCATCTTCTCTTGATATATCTATAATAAATTGTCGTAATAAATCCCCAACCGTATCTATATACATCGTATAAATATCCTGTATATCTGTAGTCTTGGCATTGTGTTTATCCCTGCGTTGCAATTCACGTTTTATATTTTCCTCGGTAAGTTCCTTTAGTATGTAACCCATTCGAAGATGGAGATTATCTTCATATTGAAATGTATGTCTATATATTAAATGGTAATTAAGGTGAATAACAGCCATTGAAATCATTTGTATGTTTTTTGATGCGGGCATTTGTAATAATTCCCGATGTGCCGGTCTACCCCCGCATGGGATATCTCCATGTTCTCTACCCCGTTTTTTGAACTCAAAATAATGAGGATTATGTATTCTACCGGTTTCAATTCTTCTAGTTTTCCAATCAAATGCTACATGACACTGTGTACACCACATCTGCGCACAGCCTTCTATTTTATAAATAGGGACGTTACATTTAGGACATTGTTTGGTATCACGCTTTAACAATTTTAACGTTTTGACTACATCTTTATTACACGTATGGTTAAATGATACCGGTTCGTTGCACTTTTTACAAAAATCATTTTTACAAATTCCACATTTCCAATTATCATCTAGAAACCCTCTACATTCTTCATCTGGACAACTTTGGGAAAATGCATATACGTTCTCAACCGTAGTATCAAAATTACGGAGAGTCTGTATTTGATCGTATATATATACCATATATTCCCGGATAGTTTCCTTTAAACAAGGTCTCACGTAATAATCTAAAGTACAATCACGGTCTATATTCGTAAGTAAATAATACATGTAAATATAAGATGTTCGTAAACTTCGTTTTTCTAATTATCGCATAACGTGTGGTTGTGTTTCCGGCATTCGCGCTTTTTCACGTTCAAATAATACATTTTCACGATGCTGTTTCAAATCCATGTGTATAAATTTACTTGAGCAGTAAGAACTTACGAGTTCTCTATTATGTACATGTTTACACCCCATACAATGAGGATCTTCGATGGTCGATAAAAGATATTTTTGAGCACATGCACGACAGTACTTTAAATCGCAAAAGGGGCAATTTACTCTTTTGCGATTCGAGTTGTTTATTTTTTCACAACAAACATCACAGCATTCCATTATTAAAGAATTGTGTGACGTCTTTAATTGTATTATTTAGTTGTCATACTTTTCATAAAATTTCTTACATACGCAGATGAAACTCTACCCCGTGATAAACGCTTTTTAGGTGTTTTCGGAATTTTCCGCCCGGAACTCGTCTCCGAGTTTTGTAGCGGGCGTGTTTGCATGTTTTGTAATGTTTCATTATTATCAGACGAATTAGATGGTACATCTTTAATCGACGTTGTGGTGTTCTTCTTGGGTGATTTGGATTTAATATTTCTAGGTGGTAAAGGAGGTTTCATTTTCGACGCCGCGGGTCTTTTGTATAATGGTTTAGTTTTAGATTCTTTGAGAATCTTAGCCGCGTTACTCAATTTTTGTGACATGGATACATTGCCAGCTTTACTCGTTTTGGTAGCGGTCTGAGTGAGTATTTTTTTCTGCATAACAGTTCTAGGTTTTAGTATACTCTTTACCGCAGATTTTCTAGAAACTGCTTTATTGGTGTTCATGTACGAATGTCTAAATATTTTGTCAAATGTAGTGACTTCTCTTGTATTTCGGGTATTTTTTTGAACAGGTCTAAGACGATACGAATATATATTAGACGACTCTCCCCCGAGATATCCCGACGACACTGGAAATATGCTTGTAATAAAATTCAGTAAATCTCCATAACCTTTACCTTCAGATGAATATGTAGACACGTATAGACTATTTAAAAAGAAGTGTACATCGTACATCGGGTGATTACCCCTGTAAATGCCATATTCACGTAAAAATGAACCATTATTACTCGTAGAATTTATTTCAGGGATTTTTATATCCTTGGAGAATGATAAACCAAAATCAATGATTCGAACTTTCGTACCCGCGTTAGTTACAAACACATTATCTAAATGAAGATCATTATGTCTAAACGATGGCATATTTATTTTGAGAGTTCGTAATATAGTTAACACTTGAAACACGATTGATCGAAGTCTAGCTGGATCTTTGCGCAGTGATGGTAACAAAGTCTTCAACGGTTGCCCGTCTAAAAATTCCGAATACATACGAAATTGAGTTCCACACTTTTCATAAGCGTATACGTTTGCACCATGCTTTTTACCAACACCTCTTAAGAATTTCTTCGTCAGATTATGCTCAGCCTTGAGATTTGAATTAGAAACCTTGTACGCGAATTTTTTTTGGCATTTTTCATTTAGACACGCTTTAAATACATCTCCATACTGCCCAGAACCGATTTTAGTTACTGAGTTGAATTTCGATGAACATTGATTACTCGTTAACCTTTTCCTGAGATTTGAACCCACGTTATTCATTCTTATATTTCACGCAGATTAAAATGTATGCATGTATTATAAAAATATGTTCGCTCTTATCGCCCTACTTATCATAAATGCACGGATTTTCATGACGACGGGAAAGAAAACTGTATTAGAGTCTTCGACTGAAAAATACACTTCAGGCGAATGGACTGTATACGGGACCATGGGCTGTGGTTGGACTCGTAAACAGCTTGACTATCTGGAAAATAAAGGTACACCCTTTACGTTCGTCGACTGTGATAAGGAAGAATGTGCAGGTGTCGACGGATTTCCCACAATGATTCATTCTTCTGGTGAACGTGTTGTTGGTTTTAAAGAGGTTTAAATACCTCGAATAACTTGAATCGAGATAGATAGGAGAAGAGCATCCAGGAATGTCTTGATGGGTTTGAGTACGGAAATGTGCTTACTGAGAGAATAGTTCCACGTGAAACGAAGTATGAACGTTGATACCAGAATTGAGAGTATAAACGTGAGAATTTCCATAAAAGCCTCCCTGTTGTTCTTCGCCTTCATAATATCTTTAATCATTTTACTATCTGCATATATTTTTTTTCTAAGATAATATAATGACTAAACACCCACCGACCAGTGGGTCTGAACATACGTTTACTACTAGACGGTGGGGTGGTAAAGTGGGTAAGAATAATAACAATTGCTACGCATATGCCGTGAATGATTATCAGAGATATAGAAATTGGAAAAGTCAGCCTGGGGAACGTGCTAAATTGAGTGGTTCTGGACGGTACGTAAATTGCGGAAAAATACCAAAATTAGTAGTTGCCGATAATCCCGCGAAAGTGTACATGGTAAAAGCTGGCACACAATGCAAACCCTCGTATTACAAGGTTATGTTATTTGTAGCTACGTGTAAGAAATCTAATTATCTGTGTCAAGGTGATTTTCATTTTTATAAACAACATAGTAAAACTGAATATAAAGTAAAAAAAGGTGATACACATACGAGTATTGCGTCTTTCTTCAAGGTTCCGGTATTGCGTATAAAAAAAGCTACAACTGTATTAATTCCTGGAAAAGTTATCACGTTTAAGGCTGATTTTTTTAGTCATAAACGTGGTTGGGCTACAGGGCCACTGGTCGTTGGTGCTAGAGGTAAGTTAATTACAGATCCTAGGAAGATTTCTAGAAAATACGATGGATTAAATTATAACAAATATTGTAGTTCATTCTGTGTTAAGAATAGAGGGATCAAGGTTGGACACACTCACACCAAAGTCTCTAAGTAGGCTCTCTAGATCGTCTGTATCTTCTATATCAAAAAATGCATCCAATGTATCAAAAATATAATTCTCTTCTTCCACTGGTGTTGTAAAAGTCGAATGATTTAACATATTCTCGATTTTTACAGTTACCTTGAAATTGGTACCATCGAAAATTTTTCTACATACTGGACATGTCTGTTTACCCCTAGCTTTCCAGTTCTCTATGCAGTGAGAGTGAAATAAGTGACCACATCGGATTACTTTATTGTGTCTCGTTTCTCTCACTGGATTGAGACATATTGCACATGTTGTACAATCTTCGGAATCTGCCATACATTTAATATGAGTTTATTTTCAAATTTTTTACTCAGTTAATTTCGGACAAGTCTAACGTGGAATCACACAACCCACATGGACTACCATCATTTTGTGGTGAAGGGACTACGTGAATAGCGGGTCCCTTGTCTTGAAGAAGTTTACGGAAAGAATAATTATCTTCAAATTTGATACCGTTCTGTGTTTTTATGAAGTTGTCGTACAACTTCGACGAATTATTGATTGTGTGGCATCTGCCATCGGCCATACCAAGTCGTTGAGACATATATCATATAGTTAGAAATTAATTTGTCGATTTGTGATAGTATTTACCCAACTCTCAAATCCCATACTTTTAATTTTAGCAATGACATCGTCAATTTTATAACCAAAATATTCGTCAAATCTATCAGTGATTTCCACTCTAGATACTCTGATACTCGGACAATCGTTTATAT